TATTCTGCTAAATCAAATAGCATTTTTTCAAATACAGTCCAATCTTCAAAGTCCATTTGCTTATTCGTTTTATTGTCAAATATTGACCTAAATAAGGTTAATGATTTCATACTTTTTCGATATTACCGACTTTCCAACCAGCATAAAGTTTACTAAACTTAGTATGCTCTTCCAATGTTAGCTTATCAATATCTTTAGCTTTATAAATTAATAGCCATCTACGATAATCTATCTGGGATTTTTGTATTGCTTTTTTTAGTGCTGCCATTTTAATTTAATGTTGGTCTTTCAACATTGATATCATCTCTACTTTCTAGTATTTTCGATGTAATCATTTTAAATTCATCTTCAGATAATGCTGCCTTATAAATTTTAAGAGCTTGTGCCATCATGATTCCTGCGCATTGTAGGGGTTCATTTTTTGCAGCCAGTTGTTCAAATTCTCTATATAATTCTTCCATTATTTTTTCTCCTTTTCTAATAATTCTTTTGCATTTGGTGTCCATTGAGAATTAATCTCTGGATGAATAGCTAATATATCTGTTCTAGCTTTGTTAGATATTAACATTCTTTCTTTTATATCTTCTGAAATTATTTTTTCTAATGCTTCATCAATATCTGGTTCAAATGCTGTTGGTATTTTACCATGATTACCTTCATGACTTGGTGCTGTCCAACCTTCGGGCTTAATTAAATCTGGTATGCCTAATGGATTTGGACGTGATTCTTTTACACCAACTTCCTTAGCCATATTTGCTTCTAATACTGTATTCCATGCATTAATTGAATTAATACCCATTGCATCTAACGTACCAATAGCAACAACACACAAATCAATAAGACCATCAACAATCTCTTCTGAATCTTCCATAATAAGTGCTTCACGCGTTTCATCATATTCCTCTTTAATAAATTTTAATCGGAATTCTATATATTTTTTTAATTGAAATGGTGTTGCTTTTTTAATCCATTCATGTACACCATATTTCTGGTGCATAAGATTAATATCACTTACCCAATTTGTACTCATTTTTTCTCCATTTATATTATATTATATCACACTTTGTGTGAAAGTACATACGTTAATTGAAAAAAGATTCTAATGTAATACTCCTTTCACTTTTCCAACCAACTGCTGTTAAAACTGGTTCAATTGCACTTAAAAATGTCTTTTCAAATTGAAGATTATAATCAATGTGGTCTTCAAGTTTAAACTGACGTGGTAAATAATCAATAAATGCAATAACATTTTCTTTACTTGGATTTGGCTGTCGTAAATAAGTAAATTTTACTTTATCGCCACCATGTATTTTTTCTACTTTTTTCTGTAATTTTTTGTCATCAATTAAATGATTATGCATTAATGCACCACGGACATGAATAGGTGTTCCCTTTTTATATATAGTTTCTTTATCAATCCATTTACGAATATTTTGAACTGAACGGGGGAATGATACTTCTTCAGCTGACGCTTTAGAGAATACATTCTTAAAGTTTTGTATATCAGATTGAACTGTTTCTTCATCAGTCTCAATAATTCTTTTAAACATATCTTTTAATGCTTGCCTACATATCGCAGGAGTACTTGATTTAATAGCTTCAATACCCATAATTTTTAAATGAGGATTTGTATAACGAACTCCCTCATTGTCATGCACGTTTAATATGTATCTTTTCTTTGCTGTCCATATACCACGATCAGCAATAACTTCCCTACCCATTACCATCTTATTTTCTATACCACCAAGGGTATTATATAATTCATCGTAACATTTGGTGAGAGCATCTTCTAACGCAGTAGAACATAATTTATCTAAAAAGTTAATAGGATTTTTTGGATTATAACGCTTAACGAATTCATCAAGACACACATATACTGAATCAGTATCAATGGCAACTACATAATCTTTATCAGTTTCCAATGTCTCATTAAGATAATTGTTTAAATGTTGTTCAGCCCATTTGATAGTTGCTTGGCCAGTAAGTGTAATACCTTCAGCAATTCTCATATCAAAATATCTGAACCATTTATTACCCATCGCTCCATATAAACTATTAAGAAGAATCTTAAGAGCTAACTGCTGATTTTTAGCAATGGCTATTCGTTTTTCTAAACTATATTGTTCTGACTTATTAGCAATTAATTCTAATTCTTGTTCAGCCTTTAATTGTTTTTGTTTATGTTGAACACGTTCATTATAAATTTCTTGAATGATAATAGGAAGAACACCTGGTTTAGTTGTATCAAATCGAGTACCATTAACTGCTAAAGCTGTATTTGGATGAGTATTTTTAACTTTACCATCAAGTACAGATTCAACATTAACACCTAATTCATCGTCAAGTAATATAGTTTCAGGTGACATATTATATTGCATAATGATTGATGGATATAGAGAGTTTAAATCGAATGAACATACCCAATCATGCATACCTACTTGTGGTTCTTTAACATAACCACCAGGATATGCGCCTTTAGTTGATTCTTCGTTTTGTGGTATTGTTATATTTCGCGAATGTAAATCCCTATAGATTAATGAATCCCATATCGCCACGGTCCCCATAACTGCATCATAGTTTACACCACCTTTATAAGCCATAGTTAAACATAAGGTAATTAAACCAAGCTTATCCTCCATTCTGTCAATCAACTCTACATCTTTAATGTTATAATCAATAAATTTTTGATAATCATTGTCATGTAATTCATTTAAGTCTGAGGCTTCACCGAAGTCAAGCTTCTTCTCACCAAGAACTACATTAGCGATATTGTCAAGTTTATATGATTCTTGTGGACCATAAGTAAATGCAAACTTTTTAAATATTGCAAGATAATCAAGACATGTAATACCTTTTATGTCATATTTAACACGCGTATTAGTACTAAATGGTTGTTGTACTTCACGTTTGTCGATCATTCGCCAAGGTGATAACATTTTTTCTTTATTCCCACCATTCACTTTTGCTATACGATTTACAAGATATGGTATATCAAAAAATTCTATATTCCAACCTGTAAGAACATCAGGGGATGTTTTTGCTATGTGATATAAAAACTTATGAAGTAGTTCCCTTTCGTTTCCACATTTGATATAACGAACTTCATGCGTTTGCATTATAGATTTTTCTTTATCATAATCGCCGCAGCCAAATGTATAATAAATATCATCTATATTGTTTTTCGTTGTGATGGCTGTTACTTCTTGATCGGCAATAGCTGGGTCAGGAAAACCTTCACCAAACTTACATTCTATATCAAGTGAAGTAACATTAATAAGACTACGGTCCCATTCAATATTGCCTGGAAATTCTTCATTAATATATTGAGCAACATAATTAGTATTTCCATATATGTCAAAATTAGGAACATCTTTATATTGCTTCATAAATTCTGTAGCTTCACTCATACTACCAAAGTGTATAGGTTCTACTGGGGTGCCATCTAAGGCATGCCATTTAGCTTCTTTTTTGGTTGTGACGTAAAGTGACGGGCGGAATGGAATGGTGTATGAAACTTTATCACCATTCTCATAGCCAGTATATTTGATTACCTTACCGTGACGGAAGGCGTGTGTGTAGAACGTTTGTTGATTCATGGTTATATTATACCATAAATTGTACTAAAAGTAAACAGTTTATGTTACAATTCTTGGTTTTAATGGGGTTACAATTCTGTCAGTCATTTTATTATAACTGTCTATCATTTCGTCAGTTGGTTGAAGATTAAACATTACATGGTCTTGTTTAATTTCAAGTCCAAATATACCAATTTCTGTATAAGGCATATATGGCATAAATCCAATTTTATCTGCATTTGGTATTAATAAAACTGGGTTTTTAACTGTCATCGATAATTGTGTTTGTTCGTGTATTTCGCATAATAATTCTTCACCCGTCGTAAGACGTACTAATCTAACTTCATTCATTCTTATTCCTATAATCTTTGACTGCCGCTTTAATTGAATCTTCAGCTAAGACTGAGCAGTGTATCTTAACTGGAGGCAAACTAAGAGCTTCTACGATTTCCGTATTTTTAAGTTCACTTGCCTCATCTAATGACATACCTTTAATCAATTCTGTAACCATACTAGAACTAGCAATTGCGCTACCACATCCGTATGCTTTAAATTTTGCATCTTCAATAATGTCATCTACAACTTTAATTTGTAGCTTCATAACGTCGCCACAAGCAGGAGCACCAACCATACCAGTGCCTACAGTCTTATCGCCAATATCCATTTTACCCACATTGCGTGGATTATTATAGTGGTCTAAAACTTGGTCTGAATATGCCATAGTGCTCCTTAGTATTTAGCCTAGTAACAGCGATTTAGCGTGCTTAGGCAAGTCACCTAAATTGATAGTTTGAGGCTTGTCCTCTTCTGGAATATCGTTCTCCAAAATAACTACAAGCATTCCATCTACAATATCGGCACCAATAACTTTTAAGGTGTCGCTTAAAGTGAATGAACGCTCAAACGCTCTTGTTGAAATACCACGATGTGAGTATTCCCTTGTATCTGCTCCGGAATGTTTCTTACCGGAAATTGTTAAGACCTGTTTTTCAAGAGTTAAATCTATATCCTCTTTTGAAAATCCTGCAACAGCAATCTCAATTAAAAAATGACCATCATCACGTTTAATAACATTATAAGGCGGGTACCCAGACCCACGTGCAGCTTCCAGATTTTGTGCTGGCATTGCTTCTAATGTATTGAAAAGTGATTCGAATCCAAGGAAAGTATCCCTCGGAAAGTTTCTAAATGCTAAGTTTGACATAATTGTCCTCCTATTAAATAGCAAGGTTATAAAAATGTAGTCACCATGACTACGGTTAATTGTAGGCCCTTTCGGCATCCTACAAGTTTATTTATACAGGTTTCATTTAATTCCTATATTATATTTCGGACATAATTCCCAATCAGCTTTATCTTTATGGGATATTATTTTAATTTGGTTTAAAGCTGCAACTTCACCTACCGGCGAAACTGTTTCAAGTAGTCCCCAATCATCCATTAATTTAACAATTGTGTTCCTACGTTTAAGATCATTTTCTGTTAGGTTAGAAGGTTTTCCGTCTAACAAGAATAGTTCTTTAAAATGTGTTATAAAATATCTTCCTTGTTTATGAAGTATATGGCAAGATTGATATAGTTTAGCATCCTTTTTAGAAGCTACTCCAATACGTGTTAATGTTTCACGTATTTTTAAAAAGTCATCTGGTTCTGCCAATATTACTTCTAACATCATCTCTGGTTTCCAATTAACCAGTTCATCGTTGAATTCCGCCATGTTGTATTCTTCCTCTAATTATTTTAAGGTTTTCATCACTTAAAAGCGGAAGTACATCACGAGCTTTTTCATTGCTATAACCATAAAACTTTTTTATAGCACTGATATTTTCAGATTCAATAGACTTATTCCACTTGGAGAAACGATTCCGCTTCCTAACAATATTTATAAGAAAATCGAATTGCAGGCGGGTATCTAGGTGGTGGTATTTGTTCATTTCATTTGCATATATCACCGTATCAGGAAAATAAGACAACCCACGATTAACCATAAATCCATTATAGTCTTTCTCATTTTCCAATATATTCTCTTTAGTAGAGGATATTGCTTTAATTATTTCAAATGGACTCATTCGTGTTCGTCCACAGCTTCAGCTAAAAGCCTACTCATAGTGTGTAATAATTTAGATGCTTTTTCTAATTGCCACACCACATTAACCATAGCCAATGCGACAATAATAGATGCATAACTTGCCAGTTGTTCAACCATCTTGGTCTCCTATGTGAATATTAATAACAATATTACTATTATCGGAATAGATATTGCTAAAAATATTATCATTTAAATTTAATTTGTGACATTATTTCTGTCATACATGCCACTACGTTTAATTCATGATCTGCAACAAAACTATCTTTATATGAATAATCAGCAAGTATAAGCACTAATTGTGGAACACTTGTAGGTTCGACATATGCAATCATATTGTCATAAACCATTCTAAATATTTTTGCGGATTCTACGTCCATGTTATCTGTAACCCATTTACGCATACCCTTAAAGTTTTTGTCTTTAAGATCGCTCATTAATTCCTTCACACTTGACTCAGATAGAGTAACAAGAATGCCGGTATCAATGGTACCACTCATTCCATATCTTTGACACTCATTAATGACACGTCTCCAATCAGGAATGTATTTCATAATCAGTTCAGCAAGAACCTGATTTTCGTATGTAATGTTTTCAGAATCAAGAATAAATTGAAGACGTTGCATGAAAGCAGCCGCCATCTTACTTTTGTTTCCAATGTTGAATTCATATATAGAACATCTTGAATGAAGAGGGTCTATAATACGATTCTTAAAATTACATGTTAATATAAACCTACAATTTGTTGAATATTCTTCAATAAATCCACGTAATGCAGGTTGTGTAGATTGGGGATTGAGGTAATCAGCTTCATCGAGAATGACTACCTTTTGTCCACCTTGTAATGATATAGTGCTTGCGAATTGTTTTATCTTACCACGTAATGTATCAATGTTTCCATCTTCAGACCCATTAATAATCATATAGTCTAAACCCATTTCATTACATAATGCTCTAGCGACTGTAGTCTTTCCAACTCCAGCCGAACCAGTGAACATCATATTGGGTAATTCACCCTTTTGAACTATTTCTTGAAATGTATCTTTTAAACCTTTAGGCAGAATACATTCTTCAATAGTTTTGGGGCGATACTTTTCTACAAATAAAAATTCTTCCACAAACACCTCATAATATAATTAAAATTTAAGCTTCTACTTCATCTTCAGTAGGGGCTTCAGTTGCAGGAGCTTGAGCTTCCTGTGCCGCAGCTGCAGCATTTAGAAAATTAGATAAACGATTACGTACTGCACCAACATCTGCTAGTTCAGCACCTTCAAATGCACCGCGTTTAGTTACAATATCAATGATTGTAACGCATGCACGAATATCGCTAACGTTTAATCCATCACCTGCCGGCGGTGCCGCAGGAACAGGATTATCTACTGCATCAGCTAATTCTTCATTAAACTTTGTTTCTTTCTTTGCCATAATAAGTTATTCCTTGTATTTTGTTGTTTTATCAAGAGCAACCCAATAATTGGTGTTGCCAGCTTTTACAGAAGCTACTTGCTTCTTATCAATTCCGAAGATATATTCATCGGATGGTTTGAATTTGAAATTGTTTATATCAAATACAAAATCAAACTCTGCAGTAGTATTTATACTGCAATTAGATACGTTTAATGTATATTCATTAGACGTTGGATTCTGTTTATCAAGAACTACACACTCAATAAAAGCTGCACTGTCATTTTTACGTACACAAAGTTGATTAGCTTTAAGTGTAGCAGAAGCTTTACGTAATTGTGATAGTTCATCATGCGTAAGTGTAAAAATTAAGTCTTCGCATGGTAAAGTAATATCATTTGTTGGAACTGTTAAGCTACTAATATCACTAAAATGATATTTAAATGTTGTAATACCATCTGTAATTCTAACAAATTTTTCACTTTCATCAAATGATAATGTAGGGTCATCGAACATATTTAAACAACTTAAGAATTCACCTAAGTCATAAATGCCAAATTGATAAGGCCAAACGTATGGGGCTTCCGGTACAATGTTGGCTTTTGCCATAAGAGTTTTTGAGGTAGACATCGAACGAATCATACCATCTTCACCAAGAGCAATGTTACTATTAATTGTTTGGAAGTTGCTCAATACTTCTTTCATTTCATTACTAAATTTCATTATGTAGACTCCTTTAAGTCATGTTCATTCATTGCTAATAGAGTATAATGCATGATTTTCATTAAATCTTCGCGATTTGCTCCGTTCTTTTTACCATATCTTGATGCGTATTTTAATACATTACCAAGACAAAAATCCAATCCCAACCCAGAGGAAGAGATTAAATCCATACTTTGTACACCATTTGGTGATGAATAATGTTTAGAGTAAGTACCCTCAACATATTTAGTTAACTGTTTTATGTTTTCAGCTTCGTTAAATTTCATATTATTAAGATTCATAATATTATCAATTTCATCACTTGTTATATTGTGAAAATTCATTTTTTAATAAAGTCAAGTTCATATACAACACCATCATATTCAAACGAAATAGTTGAATGTGAGTATTCATTTACTGAAATAGATTTTTTACGAGTTTCAGATTTGCATACCATAGCAGTACCTTTAGCTAATTTGCCTTCAGCATCTTTAGCTCCAAGCATTCCACCAATAACGGCACCTGGTACTTTACCACCATCTTCATCTATCACGTCCCCAACAACTGCACCAAAGATTGCACCCCAAAAAGCTCCATTGACTATATCTGCTTGATTTCCAATGATAACTTCTTGTTCTGAACACACTTCGACTGTGTATGGTTCTAAATAAACAACTTCACGATAATGGTCTTTAACATTAATCATATTTTGTGAAGCAAGTGCTGACATACTTGCAGCAATAGCCACACCTATTAATGCTCCTTTAATGTGGTAATAATATTTGAATTTTTTCATTTTGTACTCCTAATTTAAATATAGTTATATTATATCATAAAAACTAGCCAAAGTAAACAGCTGGGTTGCAAATTAAACTGCAACCGCATCTGAAATTTTAGCAACTAATTGCTTAGTATGTTTTTTGTTTTTGTTGAATTTTTTAAATTCATTCCTAATGTCTGAAATTTTTTCAGTCTTTTTAGGTTCAAATTCAGTATCAACATGTTTTTGTCCAACTTTAATAATGAAATAATCATCGTAACCTTTTGTTTTATTCCAATGACTATGACCATTTTTTCTCCACGTCTTTATAACCTCTTTAAAGTCAGGGTCATTTGAACCAAACTCAGTAACATCCCAATAACCTTGACCAAATCCAGAAGCATTTTCAGCTAAATGGAAACCAAGTATTTTAGCACCAGTAATTTCTTT